GATTCTCTAGCCCAAATAGTACATGGGTGATTGTAAAAAGCTCTTTTGTATGGTGCGTCTCCGTTAGGATATGCAGAACATAACATCTGAGCAGATTCTAGGATCATTTTAACAACGTGCTTATCGCACAATTGCTGTGCTGATATCTTGGGGTCTTTGTCTACTGCAAATATGTTCATTACCAGTTTTTTATAATATTAGCCACAATAAAGAAATTGCAAATGATAGCTTGAAGAATTATTAAAGTTCTAATAAGTGCAACACAATCAGCTTCATTATTTTTTCCTTGCTTTTCTCCTAAAGCTTTAGCCCATAATCTCCAAATAGTTCTCATTTGTCTTCTTCAACCAGAGAAAAAGAAAATTTATGTTCTTTCCTGGAGTTACCAACTGAATCAGTTATGTCACCATTATTATTTAATATTGTGACATGAAATACTTTATTCTCTTCGTCTGCGTCTGCTTTTAAGACCCATCCATCTATAAATGTAAAATCAATCGTATCGCTCATTTTAATATGCTAGGTTATCTAATTCCTCTTCTATAATATCAAATGCCTGTTCGGCTTTCTCTAGGTTAATAGTGCTTCCATCTTTAACAAGGTTTGGTACGTCATAAATATCATGGTTGTTTTCTATTTCTTTGTTGGCTAATTCAACAATAACTTCTATAGCTTCTTTAAAGTTCATTTTATATTCGGTGCTTCTATTTTTTACAAATTATTTCTTTCTCCATAGATCCTCAATAGATCCCTCTATTTTAATAGGGCAATAATCATATTTATATTCTAGTCCATCAGAATATTTTTCTACAACTTTAATAGCCTGAAGAACTTCTGGATCATCTAAATGTTCTGGGTAAATACAAGTTACTAATAACTCTAATGCTTCTTTTAATTTCATATTGTTAAATAGTTAGCTATTTCTTTTTGTGTGTGATAATTAAAAACTCTTTTTATCTTAACAATTATATTATCTTTTTGATCTGAAACTGCAATACCTTTACATTTAAAATGAATATTAGTTCCAAATAATGACATGCCAATTAAATCAGTTGGCTCTGTAGCTTCATCTGAACCAAAAAAATATGCAATCTCATCATCTAAACCAAAGAAATGTTTAATATCTATTTCCTGGGTTAAAAGAACATTCCTAATTGTTCCGTCTGCTGTCTCTACTTCAACTATTAGTGGGTCTCGGTTTTTAATATCCATCTTTAAACTTTTTAACTGCTTTTATATCCACCTCATCCACAAAATCTACTTCCTCTATTACATCAGTTAATTGATTGATAACGTCAATACAAAGTTGGTAATCTTCTGCTGTGGAATCAAGCCCAGAGCTTTTATGGTCTGCTCCTACGTTGGATAAATAATCAACTAACCAATTAATATCTTTTATTAATGTACTCATTTTACTCTTCGTTTATGAACCAATTTGTTAGCCCTATACCTTTATCTTCATTAACTGAGTCTTTTAAATAGTCTAGCAGTGTTTCACAAGCTTCCTCATAACTCCCTGCTGTAAAATTTAAATTACAAGAGGCACTAAAATATTTTGTTTCTTTATTTTCTTCACTCATGATCTTATCATTGTCTTGCTCACATTTACATCAGCTTTTTCATATGTCCAGTCTAAATTTTTTAATTCACTAATAACAAACTCTTGAACGTTCTGTTCTAGTTCATCCTCAGTGCAGTCAAACAGAATGTTTTTAAATACTGTG